TCCCGTCTTAAAAAATCAATTTCATCGTGTGTTAATTTATTCAATAATGAATCACGTAAACGATCATCTGCACTTTCAGTACCGTCAATTTCAACTTCAAAAGATGCTTGATTATTGGTTAAAAATTTACAATTTTTATTATCTTCAAAAATTGTCCTTATAACATTCAATTTGAATTCAGAATCATGAAGGTTAGAACCAAAAACTAATAATTGTTCACCAATCTTCATACCACGTTCCCGACCTTCACGATAAACATTTGAACTGTCGGGATTTTTTAATGAATATGCTTTAAATTTAAGTTTCATTGAAATCACTCTTTATAAATGCAATTTCTTCTTTTGATAATTTATTCATTATTGATTTTCGTATAGAAATACCCAACTCAGTAATATTAACATCTTCAATGATTCTTGTTATTTTAACAATTCTCATTGTATCAAATTTAACTTTATCTGCTTTATAAAACGTTTTCATTGTTTTACTTGTTTCCAATAATTTTACAGCATCCGATGATTCAACAAATACATTACGTGAATCCGGTCTATCACTAAAATATGGATAACCACCGCTACTATCATCAATAGAAATATAACCAACTGTATTGTATGTTGTATCATAAACAACAGTATAACCAAGTTCTTCTTTAATAGTTCTCATTATAAACTCTCCAATTATAATACCATTTTTCCCATTAATTTACTTACAAGTTCTTCTTTATCCATTTTCATTAAAATTCGATAATCATTATTTTCCCATGGGGATTTATAATCAACATCTTCTTCATGAAATACTTGAACAATTGAACATGAATCATAAGTATCAGTAATATTTTTATAGAATTCATCAACATGTTTTTTTGCAAAATCCAATGTATCATATTCAATTATATTATCTGGATCTTCATAAAACTTTTCAGTTACACGATATAACATTATAAACTCTCCAACATTTTTTCAATTATGTGATAGTGATCAGCATACATTACAGATCTCATATTATAAAACTCATGAATAGAAACCCATTTTGCTTCTTTTGCATCATCACTTCCTTTCACTTTGGGTAAATCTAAATTATCATCCAGTTTAAATAAATAAACTTGTGTGATAATTCTACTGCGTAAATCTCGATCAATTTTATCAAATAGTTTAATTTCTTTAATGCTACCCAATAAAACTTTTTCAGGAACTTTGAGTACAGTTTCTTGTCTTAATTCACGAATAACACCCTCTACTAAAAGTTCATCAGGTTCAAGAAAACCCCCAGGCATAGCCCATAAATCAATTCCGGATTCTTTACGTTGTACTAATAGAAGATGTCCTGATTGAACCACAATTGCATCAGTTGATACATTATTACCCGTACCATATTTCTTTTGTGTTTCAATAATACCATTATATTCATTTTGTAGATATTTTTTACGTTTACTATCCATCCCCAAAATAACATCAAATACATATGGTGGTACAATAGATTTTATGTGGTGAGTATTACCTTTAAAGAATTCTGTACGAATATCAGTACCATTGACAATTGTGCCATATTCTCTATAAGCCTTTTGCTCAATAAAATCCCATTGTGGAAAATATTTCAAATAATAACTTGTGTGATCTTTATCATAACCTGCAATAGCAATTTTTGAATTAACGATACCAACGGTTTCTTTATCAACCAGTTTATTAACTTCATTGATCCATTTATAATCATCATAGGTATAATCTTCAACTCCTGCAATTGTCATATATTGAACATGTACAGAATGTTTGATCATATCAGAGACTTCTTCATAAGTCCACGGATTTTTAATGGTAATTGGGTTTGATTTTGATCCAACAATAACCAATGTTTTTTTGGCTAACTGTGAGATATCTTGAATTATTTTGGTGTGTCCATTATGTTGTGGACGGAAACGCCCAATGTACACAATTACATCATATTGTTTATTCATCTTATAAAACTCCTTTATAGATGGTTGTTTTTTTACTGCTTATTCTCTTGCAAGTTGCTGAGTTAATATTTCAACACTTGTATTTTTTAATAATGTATTATCTATCCGGAGCTTTTGAATATCATCAGCATCCCGATAATTAAGTTCATCATCATCACTATTTGTTACATCAAATCCGACATTACTCAATGCCTGATTAATCAATTGTGCCACCGCTGATTTACCTTGACCAGTTGCACCAATAACAATAACCTTTAATTCACTCATACAATTTACACCTTTATTTATGATTCAAGTTTTTTCATGATTTCCTGATAATTATCAGATTTTACTTTTAAACTTTCTGCATACTCTTTCAATTTTAATATAGAGTATTCATGTGCTTCTTTTTCAGTAGCAAAAATATCACATTCTTTTTTATATGACGCTTCATCAAAAGTATCCATAAATGCAAGCGTATATGTATATTCAACGGTTGTTTGTTTACCATACTCAGAAGATGCTTTCATTTGTAAATCTTCAATTGTACATTGGAATATAGGTTTTGCTGATTTATCAACTAAACCTTGTGGATTAAAATAAACCCATACAATATCATCATACTTAAATTTTGGTTCTTTTACTTCATAATTAAATAACTTCATATACCTTCCATTGCTTTCCACCAAAGACGATTCCATAAATATTCATCATCTTTACCTTCTTCTGTAATACATTTTCCATTTTTTACCATAGATACGAATAAAAATTTTTCACCTTTAACATGGTAATGATTCATTCCACATATTGACCACTCGTTGAATGGTGATTGTTTCCACGGTTGATTCATCATTATTCAATTTCCTTAAATTTTATAGTAGCCCTTCTAATGCTGAATCATTGAAGGGTTTCTTAGACTTCTCAATCTCTCAGAGCTTCACGGTCACTTGGTTCGATTAGATGCTATTTTTCGCCTCTGCTTCCTAGTCCCATCTACTACAATCGAATTGCGTTTGGTCAATATCCAGTTCACATTCCCACCAACGGTCTTTAGGGTGTGAGTTATAATGCAACCTTTACAGTTCAGTTGCATCAGGATTTAAATTAGTCATGTCATTCACAAATTTCCTTGCTCTTTGGCATATTATTTAAATTAATTAAAGGATAAAGAAGAAATTATGAAGAACTTCTTAACCAGTGAATACATTCTCTCATAATCGAATATCATTGTATATACCTACAATGGGATATATTTACTTTTTAAATGATGTTGATGTATTGTAAATCCATTCTGATTGTTTTGGTGTTAATTTACCAGTTGCAATATCGGCTAAAATACCATCTGCCATTGTAAGAATTTCTTTATCATCTGTTTGTGCTTTAATAGCCTGTATGATTTCTTTAGATTTTTTCAGTCTATCCTTACCTTCTAAGATACTGTCTCGATACTCTTGATATTTACTCATTTTGATTCCTTATAATAGTTTTATATATATTTATCGTTTTAATTTCTCAGTTAATAATAATCGCTTATCGTTGTGTTTTGTATTATGATAAAAACGCATACTTACGTTTTCATTATAGAAAGCACGATTTCCATCTTCATCTAATCTTTCCAATACTTGATAATATATTAAATGTTTCAATTCTGAATAATTTGTTTCAGCACGATCCAGACATAAATCTAATATTTCAAAAGTAAAAATATCTTCACCAAATTCTTCAATATCTGCTAACACATATTTAGATGAACTATTATATTTTTTCCAATCCGATTCTTTTTTAACTTTACGTTTACGTTTCTTACCTTTTAATGGTTTCAATGTTCTTAAAGAATAAAAGAATTTCTTACCAATATATTGTTTATTGGTAAGGGTGTTCGTTATTAAATACACAAATCCATTATAATCACAAATATCATCTGTATTAAATTCTTTCTTGTTATATTTCCATTTACTCATAAGGGTATTTATATACTTGCCTACGGCATGGCAAAGCCAATCTTTTCTTCTACATAATATATTATAGATCCCTAACATTCATTATTAACAGTGGAATTATAACACTAGTTGAAATCTTGTCAAGTGCTGTCAAGCATTATTTTTCACTTTTCTGATATTTACTTGACATATGTCAATACTTTTATTATTTGATGTTTAAATGGTGTTTTAAGATAGACCATGTAGGGGTACTAAGGGTAGGTTGAGATCACCTTTGTATGAAACTTGTACGAATGATTAGACGTATAAATTATATGGAGTGTGGAAAATGTAAGTAAATTGATAATTATAAATACTATTATGAAATCATTTAAACAATACCAAAAACCACTTGAAGAAAGAGCATTACATATGATGTTTAAGAAAATTGACATCAAAATTGCTAAATCTACCCATAAAGATTTAAAAGATGAACAGATTATTGATAAACGTCATAAATTTGGTGATATTATAACAAAAAAAGATATTAATACTTATTATTCACATATGAGTGAATTTAATCATAATTATAGGGAAGAAATAGAATCTTACAATAAAATTGTAAGTAGGGATGAAAAGGAAATAAGGGGAAATTAACCCCCTACTATATCAACATTTTTCAATAATGCATTTTGTTGTTTCTTCAATTCACGTTTAGCTTTTGCTTTATTCCTATTCACTTCACGTTTCTTTGCTAATTCTATTTGCAAAAATTCATCCATTTTGGCATATTCTGTATTAATTCCATTTTTAGCATTAATATTATCAGCTTCTTCATGAGTTAAAATTTTAACAACTTTAATTGCACCGGATATACGCCAATCCATGACAGTACCCTTGGCTTTATTTGTATTGAAATAATAAAATCCCCCATATGGGACATGATCATCTAATTGAGTTACATTCTCTTTTTTCAAGACAGCGTTCCAATTATAATCATTCGGAGCTTCACATAACGCCCAAACTCTATTTTCTTGCATTGTCTGTCTATCTTTTTTCATTAGATGTGGAGCATATGGTGAACCACCACTATGCCACCCAGGACGTTTTTTGAACCCCTTAGTTTCAATATTTTCTGCAACTTGCCATTTATTAATAGCAGTTGGTTTCATTGATCCAATAAAAAGAGGAAATATCTTATTTGGTGATTTTTTCTTTTGTTTGAATAATTTATACACTTTAATAGTTTTTGTTGGAGGATATTTTGTTGTTTTTTTAGCTTCTTCAAAATATTTTTTTGTATCTTCAAAACTTAATATTTTTTTATTTTCTATCAAGAATTGTTTAAAATTTAACATATGATTTATCCTTTAAGTGTATAAGTGTATAAGTGTATTTATAAAAAGGATATTTTTAATAATTGTGTGATTCAAAACCCAATGCTTTAAGTAAAGAATTGATATTGTTGTCTGCTTCAAGTGGTTCATTGAAATGTAATTCAAAATCATCCAATGTATCTTTATCTTGAAATAGAAAATAAATATCATCTTCATCCATCAATTCACACTCAGAAATATGATTTAATACATATTCCCATTTTTCCACATCATCTAATTCATTTAATTTAAGTAGTTCCATAGTATCCCTTGTTGTTTAATTTTGACTATTTATGTTATTTAATATTATCCACTATATATTTTATTTTTTTATTTGATTCAACTATACCATTCAAAATCTTATCTAACCGATCATTTAATTTTGAATTTAAACTTGAATTGGTTTGATATAATTCATGTGATAAATTTAATAAAATTTTAGCAATATAATCATTGCCGTGTGCATATTGCTGATCAGATAGAAAATCTAAATGTTCAGCAATATTATCTATTTTTTCAAAGTCTTTATCCATCAGTTTCACTTTCATTTGAATCTTCATTATAAAAAAATGAACCCCATTTACCATTTGCATAATCAAATGCATCTTGGAAATTAGTAAAATAATCACTATACGTCATAGAAACCTTAATTTCAGGAAAATAACATTCTACCCAAAAAGTATTATCGGTTTCAACAATAAACCAATAAAATTCACATTTTTTAAAAATGGTATCATCCCAATCCAAAGTAATATCAAAATATTCATCACCCATTATTTATCACTCCATAACCCTAGTGTCCATTTCGCTTCTGCATAAAGTGCTTCGGAACCATCTTTAACAACTTCAACTACTTTATATGCTTCTGGAATCCAAATTTTTGCAAATTTTGGATCTTCTTTAATGATATCCGGAGTATTAAATAATACATCAGCAAGTTTAAGAGCCATACCACGTTTGGTTGCACTTTTTAAATGTTCAAGATCCATTGTCTTTCTTGCTTTTCTGTTTAATTCAGGATATTGTTTACTTGGGTTTGTTACTTCAAATACAAGATTAGCAACATCAATATTGAATTCTGCTTCAATTAAGTCAAATTTAATTTTGGTATCTTCGACAACATCATGTAATAAAGATGCAACCAATAGGTTAATATCATCTTTAAATCCAAAATCAATCAAAATATTCTTAACTCCAACAGGATGAACAATATAATCCACCCCACTATATTTTCGTATTTGACCAACCGCACCATGAGCAACGGTTGCAAACAATAGCCCCTTTTGTAGTAAATTCATGTTAATGTTCCCCTTTCGTATTTGGGTATTTCATTGTTAATCTCTCTTTACATTTTAAGTTAATTTGGTCAAAATGGTAAGTAGTGTTTACATTTAATATAATGTGTATTCTAAACCATCATAAGGCTGAATTATTTTAACACGTTTACCATTTTTCTTTGGGGGTTGTACTGATTTGAATTTGGAATAACAATATTCCACGATAGCATTTTTAATTGCATTTTTACGGGTTATATCCCAAGTTTCATGATAATCATTATTAGCATCATTCCATTTTACAGTAAAACCATCATCGACAACTTTACCATCCCAATTGGAATATCCATTTTTAAATCTTGATTTACATTCATTATTGGCAACAATCAAAAATTCAAATGAACCATGAACCGTAGAACCAACAACTTTTTTTGTATATAACATTTGAATTTCCTTTTGGAATTTTATCTTTTTGGGAAACAATCCCCTCACCACAAGTATAGTATCTCATGAATAGGAATAAATGTATATACCCACAATGGGATATACCCCAATTGTATTATACAGCTTACATATTGGGGGTATATGCATCATATATGAATCAAAGAACTTTAACGCCCCAACGTCTGCCAACATCCTGATTTTTACCATTATCGGTCACTTTGTATTTATCAGCTTTTTGAGAAAATGTACGGGCAAGTGTACGTGTTGTGAAATAGATCATAATGTTTCTCCATAATAATTAAAAGGTTTGTGGTTAAGAATTCCCGACCACAAGAACAGTTTACATTATTAGAATTATGATGTCAACACTTTTTTAAGAAAATTTCTGTTTATTTAAAATATGTTGAATAATATTAAATGCCAATTTAAATGTAAGTCTTTTTCTCACATAATGCTTAGTTGAATTTCGGAAATTAGTTAAAAACAACGAATTGTATTTAATCCTATAATATTCAATTATTCTATTAAATGAATTAATAACATATTCAACATTTTCAATTTTAATATTTGATGTTATTGTTGCAAAACTTCTATCGGAAATTTTACCATAAAAGGGTGTATCTCTATATTCTAATCGTATTCTGTTTTCAGGCAAACCACCATCAATAGCATACAAATATAAATTAGTATGATCTTTACCATTTTTAAGTAATCTTCCAATCTTATAATTTGATTTAATTTTATTGTTATATAACTCACCACCAACCATCCAATTTTCTGATTTTTTAAATACATGTTTAAATGTAATATTGTTTGGATATGATGTTATTTCAGTTTCGGTTTCAGTTGAACTACCCAACATTTGCAATTCTTTTCTCATAAATTGAATTGCACATACTGGAATATCGGTATCATCAAAAACAGCTTCTTCAAAAATATTAATTTTGATTACATCATATTTCATAAATAAACGATTACGAATATCAGTATCTTGACTGCATAAAAAATTTAATGGGATTATAAGTATTCCACCGCACACACTACCATCAATCATTGAGATCATGAATGCTTTATATAAATCATCGACTTTATATTTATTGTATAAAGATTTATCTTTATTTTTATTTTTTGCCAAATATGGTGGATTTGTAATTACATACTTGTCCTTATATTTTGGTGGATTCTTTAACGTATCACGTATGATAGCATTTTTTATTTTGGGATCAATATCATAAACTTCATCAATATCACCCCATTTTGCCAAATCACCATCCCCCACAAATGGCTCAATTTTAACAACATTTGCAGGTATAACAAAACCCCTTAAAATATACTCTGCGTTTTTTGTGTAAAATTGACCCAATTGTTTTTTATTACATATCATTAAGACGATTTATCATAATTTTATTTTTCCGTTTAAATGTATTTAACACACCAATTCTCTCATTTGTGAAATATTCACCATCGACAATTGCCATAAATTTAATATTACTATCAAATAAATCTTCTCGATCAGCATCGAAATATTTATTAGCCTGAACTAAAAAGTATTTAAGATCATTGAATTGATTATCTTGAGCACCACCATTTTCATGTATATACTTATGTGCTATAAAAGTAGTTGATCGTTTTTCCAACATTTTAAAATCAAATGATTTGGTGCTATTTATTGTTGGATTTGAAACTATTCTACCATCAGATAAATATAATGCATGATCACCCACATGATTCATTTTTACCATAGGATAACCCAATTCAGTTTGTAAATATTTCAATGTTTTTGATTCAAAGAAATTTCGTTTTGCTAATATTGGTACAAAAAAATCAGCAAAACAATCATCACTTAAAATTTTGTTTCTGACCATAGTATAGTCTCTTTTAAATTTATTGCAATACTGTTCTATTTTATATTTATTTGGTACACTATCAATACTCTTTCTAAGATTAACCAAATTGTTATCATCTTGGTAATATTGATCGTGTTGTTCTTTTAAATTTATCATAATATAATAATCCTCATTATTTAGTTTTAGTTTTTAACCACATTTAGAACTTCCACATTCCACACATTTGAAGCAACCTTCTGAAAATTCAATCTTATCAGATCCACAATTCTCACATTTAGCCCCTTCAACTTTTTCCCCATCCTTAACATAAGAACTTAAAAATTTCTTAATTTGAAATAAGAATGAACCAACATATACATCTTCAATGGTATCCAATGCAAGTACAATGTTTTTAATTAAAACACCATGTCTTAACATCAATGAAATAATACGTGTAATTTTACTGGCATTACTATCTTGATTTATTTTGGATATTGTTGTTTCAATATGTTGTTCCGGAATACCTTTTTTATATGCTAATTTTGTTAATACTTCAATAGCATTATTAGCATTAACTGTTTTTTCATTTGAATTTGTTTTAACGAATAATGCAAATGGTTTATCACTATCTGTATGATAAACAATCGTTAAATACCATTTTTTACCTTCGGCTTTAATTGTTTTAATTGTAGCTGAGGCACTATCAGGCATTTTAACATCATCAAGAATAATTTCTTCTTCTTTTATTTGATCATCAACTGAACTCAATACAGTTGTCATTGTACCTGCACGATAAGTAGTTATACCTTTAATATATCCCGTTTTGTAAGTATCAAGATAAACGTTTTTAAAATCTTCAAAGGAATAATCATTTGGTAAATTAATTGTTTTACTTAACGCACTATCTACCCATCTTGCAAATCCTTTTAAATCATTTAAATGATCATCAGCAGTTAATTCAGTTGTAGTTACAATATAATCAGCAGTTGGATCATATTCACCACGGGCTTTTAACCAACGTACACCATAATCTTCACACAATACTTCTTTTGTTAATCCACGATTTTTGTCAATTTTATACATGATGCCATTCATTTTACCTTTAAGAATTTCTTCATCACCTTCTTTGGTAAATGAAAACACATCGGTTTCATTCCATTCACCCTCATACCATTTTGGACAAACATGTGAAATTTCTTCGGGCATACTATTAACGATAACAGTTCTGATATATTCTGGCATGAATACAGGCTCAATCCCGCCACTCACAATATTAGCAAAAATAGATGTGTTTCCGGTAGGCTGACATGATAATAATGAACTATTTCTAATACCTGTAGTTCTTAATTTATCCATGTAATCTTGTGATAAATGTAGATTTTGAATAAATTTACCATCAGCATGTTTAATTGGATCACAATAAGTAAACATACCTTTTTCAATAGCCAAATCAATACTATATTCATATGATTTAGTTGCTAATGTTTGCATTATTTTATCACGTAAAGTATTAGCATCCGTACTACCAAAACGAATTTTTAACATGAATAACAATGATCCCCACCCTAAAATACCTAAACCAATTCTGCGTTTATTTAACATAGAATCTTTATATTCTGGTAATGGTGAATTTGATACAGTATTAACATTATCTAAAAATCTTACACCAACGGAAATATATTTTTCAAATTTCTCAAAATTGAAATAATGTCCACCATTTGAATCTTCTTCAATATACTGAGTTAAGTTATATGATGCTAAATCACATACACCACTCTCAGCAAGAAATTGTTCACCGCATGGATTTGTTGCACGAATTTTTTCAATATAATAAGCAGGGTTAAATTCATTAGCACGATCACACCACAAAATTCCAGGTTCTGCACGATTATAAGTAGATTCCATTATAATGTTCCACAAGTGCTTAACACTAACGGTATCATGTATAATAGTTGGATATCCCTTAGATTCCCATAATTCTAAATCACCATCCCATTCATCACTATATTTTGAATAAGTGGTATCCGGAAATTTAAGATCCCAAATATCAATTGTATCAAATTCATCACAACCATTATCTTCAATTTCAATTACTCTTGCCATAAATTCATTTGTACAATTTACTGACATATTAAATTTGGTCAATCTTCCTGCATTTTGTTTTGCTGTAATAAATTCAAAAATATCTGGATGCCAACAGTTATGTACAAATACCCCATTTGCTACAAAATTATGATACTCTGGCATAGCAATATCAAACACTTCTTGTTCAATATGCGTTTCAATTTTAACTACTTTATGATTGAAATTTGATGATTTTTTAATACGATCTGCTAGTTCTTTACCATAATATTCATCCCAACTTTTCCCCTTTCTTTCTTTAGAAATTCTTTTTTGATTTTCTCTTAAAATGTTGTCGTGTAATTTAGCATGATCTGATAATGTCATTTTTTCAATATTATCAGGATGATTATTCCATTTACATTCATCTTTATGATGTGCTAATGTCATCCAACCTTTTCTTTTTTTACCTGTACATGTAGGATATTCACCATATTTCATTTCATAAGTAGCATGATGTTCTGCTATTTTAATTCTATTTCCTGATACACCTAAATATATATATTGTTTATTATACATTTTTCGATTTAATACTGATAAACTATCACCAGTTGTTAAATCTTTTGCCATTTTATAAGAACCATTTGATAGCATTATTTCATGTTCTGGTGTACATTCTAATGTTTCATGACCATCCATAGTTATTTTAATTGTTTTTCTAATACCTTTTGACCATACTAATTGTGCCTGTCTAACAAATATATTACCATTACCATCAGTACAATATAGATATGGATTTTTTCCAACTAAATCTTTAATAGCAATTTTACCATCTATTGTATCAATTAATGTATTTCCTGATAAGCAATCTAATACACCCATCATTGCACCTTTACGGATTTTACCTTTAGCTTTTTTATTTTTTGATTTACGACCTGAACCACTTGTAATAACATCAGAAGTTTTGTCAAATATTTCCATATATTTAACTGCTCCTGGAGTTTCTACACCAACACCATGAATAAAACCTCCCCTTGGTCTAATATAAGAGAAATTTTCTCCCCAACCCCCTTCGGATTTTAATGTATTGCTTTGATCTTTAACCGTATCTAAGATATTATTAAGACTATCAATATCTTTATTTTTTCTTGGAGCAACATAACAATTTAATAAACCTGTCCCCTTTTTAGCCCACTCTGTACCTGCATTTGAATAAATTCTTCCACCAGCCGTGATTTTGAAATCAGTTAAAGCATCATAAAACTTTTGTTGCCATTCTAATTGTAATTCAAATGATGGTTCAACGCTTGCTACATATGTTGCTACCCGTCTAAATGTATCATCAACGTTTTCATCACTGTGATCTTTATATGTACTTTGCCATATTTCTTTACTGAATTCATCCTGAAATTTTGTGTTTTCCATTAACTCTTTAATCCTTTTGTGTAATATTTCTGCTTCATGCATTAATCTAAATGTTTCATCTGTCATAATATATTTTCTTAAAATAGTTTAGTGTTTATATTATTTTTTATTCTATTATTAATTATATTGTAATAATCTTTATCTATTTCAAACCCAATATAATTCCTTTTATTGTTAATACATGAAAGTGCAACACTACCCGACCCCATAAACGGATCTAAAACTAAATCATTTTTATTTGATGAATTATTAATATATAAATCCATTAATTCTATTGGTTTTTCAGTAGGATGTACTTTATTGCCAGTAATATTTTTTATTTCATGTACTGTATTACTTTGACCAATATTATTAATTCTTTTAGCTGAACCTTTATATGCAAATATAGTGTATTCTGCATTTTTCATGTACCAACGATTTGGTGTGACATTGTTCTTTTTCCATACAAGTAAATTATGTAATTTAAATTTTGCTTTTTGTATTTCTATTAAATATTCCGACAAATTTAAAAAATTCACCATAATATATATATGTGTATTTGGTTTTAATACTCTATAACATTCATATATCCATTCTTTGATATGTATATCATTATGTTTAAATATTTTACCATCATTACTTTTTATTACCCCTTGTGGGGATGTTTTATCCCCTGGACCACCAGATATGACCGGATATGGTGGATCAGTAACAATTAAATCCACAGAAGAACTTGGTATATTTTTTAATCCTATAGTAGCATCAATATTTTTAATTGAATTTTTCAAAATAATACCCTTGGTTCACAATTACATGATTTTGTTTGTTTTTGTTTGGTAAAATCAATATTATTAAAATAATTCTTAAATATTTGTATATTTTCCTGTGTTTTATTATGTATATTTTTTTGAGGGATAGTGTAATCAAATTCATATAAATCGGCAAACATTTGTCCTGTTAAGAATTCAATATTTTCTGGTTGTTCGTTTCGTTTTAACTTCATTCCAGAAATAATTGCATCATATGTTATTGCATCCCATGAAACAAAATAACATTTATAATCTAAATGATTATAATAATCATATAATTTTGATAATGAACTAAGTTCCCCTTTACTTTTTTTTGTATCAAAATTTACACCATTTTTTATTTCAATTATTCTTTTATTTGTACAATCAATAATATCAGCTTCTATTGTTGTTTTGTTTATTGTTGTTTTATGATGCCTATAAATTTCATTATTTTTATTTATAATAGAACATATTTGAGTTTCAAGTTCATAACCTATTTTTATTTTAATAGATTGTACGCTTGCAATCAAATTTCCTAATTCAATATTTCCACCAAATACATCACATAAAGATGAATTAGTAGTAGTCGATGGTGTTAATTTTAAATCTATCAAATTCCTTTTCTCCATAATGTCATTTTTAATTTCGCTTTCATTCCCTGAAAGGTATTATTGTCAATCAATTCCTTTAAGGGAATGAGATCATATCCCCACTTCACATAATCATTAATATCTTTACCGTCTAAATCATTTGGTAAAATAGCAATGGGGAATCCCTTTTCAATACATTTCATCATAATTTTCACAATTACTGAATTTTTAGGTTCTCGATCCAAAATGATTGTAAAATCATCATATTCGGGTGTAAATGTATTTAGGCTTGATCCTGCATAAGCAATACAGTTTGGTAAAAATAAACTGTCAATTGGTGCTTCAACAATATATACTTTTTTAGTTGGATCGATTGTTTCTAAACCAAATATTTTTGGTTGATCTTTCATCATATCCAATGTAACAAATCTAAATTCTTTTGATTGTGGATCAATATATCGACCTTGAATGTGTGTAGTTCTCCCATCCATATTGATAAATTCAAATACAATCATATCAGCAACAGGAAATTTATCATCATATCCCAATTGAACACCAATTTTATTTATATTATCCGTGTAATAAATTCTATGATATTGTTCTTTGGGTATTAATCTACTTTTAACATAACGAACAGCAACATGATCATCATCTAATTTATCTAAAGATTCCATACCTAATACATAATCAAGTATCTTTGGTTTATTCTTAAATAATGAATTGTTGAATTTTGGTTTTGGCTTATATTTACTTTTAAATTTCTCAGCTTTCCATTCTTTCCATAATTCCGGATTAACAGCTTTAATTAAATTTCCAGCAGACATACCAACATTGCAATTATGACATTTATATTGATATTTGTTTTGTTTTTCATAGATATAACCTCTTGCTTTGAGCTTATCTTTTTCAGAATCACCACATATCGGACACGAAAAATTAATTAAATTATTTTTCTTTTCCTTGTAATTTCTCAATTGTGTTGATAACAATCGAATATACTTCATGTCTATGTACGGATCTGCCATTAATCGTTCTCATTATGAATTTATTTCATTTGACCCAGTTTAGCACAATATATATATTATGTCAAGATATTTCTAATAAATCGGTTAATTTAACATCTTGTTTTATTCTATGTGTAAGATTGCTCTGAATGTATATATTAAGAAATATTAATATAGATTTAATGGCAGGATAAAATTTATCTTCCAATTTATAGAATAATATAACATTAGTTGCTTCCACACCAAATACATTATTGAGTGTAATTACATGATTTAAAACAAGTCTTTCATTAATTTTATTGGATGTTAAGTACCGTGATAACATTTTTTTAATATTGGTTACGGTACTTAAATCTTTTTTAAATTCATCCAGTGAGAAAAAACGTGCTTTGTAGTTTTTTATACAATACTGAACAAAATCATCATTATCATTCATATTTTACTTTTGGTTTTTTATTTGTTCAATTAAACTTTTTTTAGTATCATCCATACTCAATTCTAAATCTAAAACATTCTCAGCATAAGCAATGATTTCAGTTTTATTCATGGTACTTAAATTAATTTTTTCTTCGGTTTTTTCTGCCAATTCAACAGGTTCTTCTTCCAATTCCTTATTCATTTCAACTAATTCTTCCAATTCCTTATTCATTTCAACTAATTCATCATATAAGGTTTCATCTTTTGTGGTAGTTTCAACGTTTGCTGAAACAACATCATTTAATGAAACACCAGAATTAATTAACTCTAAATCCAAACTTTTATTGGATACCAATAATTCACCAGTTTCAGGATCTTCCCAACCACGTTTAGTTGCTTTGGCTTTCGGACAATAACTTGGTGCTATGTTTATATTTTTACTCATTGTTTAACTTCCTTAATTTGATATTATAATTCTAAATCTTCTTCTTCATAATCGTATTCATAATCACTTATATGATCATCATGTTCATGTTCGTGATATGGATGGAATGGTTTTTGATGATGTGGATCGTCAATGATTTTTAAAACTGCTTCCAAATCACTTTCTTTTTTAAATTCAATATATTTTTCAACAGGATACATAACATAATCTTCTGGTGAAATATTTAAATTAACAACTGCTTTTTTCATTGATGTTGAATCTTCATATTGATATTGAACCCAACCATCATCAACATGATCTTCTTTCAATGATTCCTGATATTCTTTATATTTTTTCATTTTTTTACGCCTTGCTATTTTTGTTTTTTCTTTTTTTCTTTTACCATCAGTTGCTTCATGTGAATCCATTGATCCAGCACTTACACTATTTGTTGGTTCACCATCTTCAAAGAGATTTTTCATATTAATTCCATGTAATTATTTATACAATGTTAATTAGCAACATGTACTGATTCACCGGAACCACCAGTAACATTAAATGATATTCTTTGATTATCCCAATAAGATTTATTTAACTCACCGGAAGTTTGTACACTTGTTCCAATTTTTCGACAATGTGAGTAAACTTCATCACCACCAGAATTAACACGAATACCATTAACTTGTTTATTCCACAAATTAGATTGTTTTCCTCCAGGGTCAGGAGGTGCGTTATCGTATTCCCAATCTGAGTTATTTGGTATATGTGTAAATGCCATGTTATGCGTTCCTTTTGTTTCCTACTGCATCTGAGTAGGATAATGTTAATGGTAGTAAATCTTTAATTGGTAAATCAATAACCAATGAATTAACTTTCATTGTTGGATCTAATAATACAGAAGCTAAAAATCTATGATGTCCATCAATGATGTAATGATCTTTTGACATAATGAAAGTAGTATTTTTTCCTGTCATAAATGCTTTTGATTTAACAGCACCATTTTCTGCAATTGGATTAATTGACTTATCAAAATATATTTGTTTTTGTATTGGATGTAATGACCCAACGGTAACTTGCTCCATCTTAACTTTTACGATATCATCTTTAATACTACCATCATGACGCTTTAATCCATTTTCCAACCATTGATGTCCGGTTTGTTGTGTTAGTCCTTTTGGAAAAGGATGTTTAGTATTTTTAGGATGTGGTGATTTAATATCAATATGACCATTTTCTAGTCTACGCTGTAAATCCTTAACATCTTTTTCTTCAATTACAGGCATATCTTTACGTTGTGTTTTACCTGACCCTGCTTGTTTTTGAGCAAATAAATAATTCTTATCAAAATCAGGAATTTGTTCATCTAAATCACGATCATATTTTTGAAAATCTTTTTCAGCATATTCCCTTGCTTTTTTAACGTCTGTTTTTACTAATTCAAGTTGTCCTGCCCCTTGTCCAGCTTCAATTAAATATTGTTTAAATGTATTCATTCATTTGTCCCTAATGTGTTTAGATTTACTTTTTCAAAGTTTCCGTGTTTTGTTAATGTTTTATTATAAACTTTTTGGTATGATGTTTTGGCAACACAAATATTACGTTCTTTAAATTTATATTTATCGTGTTTAGCAATAGCCAACTTTCCACCATAATACCTTTTATTTCTAAAATGAACTTCAACTTGTTCAATATTTGATTTTGCTATATTAACAGCATCTTGCTTATCATCAGCCAATACAAAAATAGAATCCAAACTATCTTCATAGTATCGACCACCCCAAAAATTTCCCCGAACTATAACTTGATATATGTCTTGCATCATTATTTATCCTGATCGATTATTCTAAATTTTAATAATGGTCTATTGTTAATGGTGATATCACCTTTTTCATTTTTACCAATAGATTTAACTTTGATTTTTTTGTTTTTAAATTTACCACCCAATACAATATCACCAACTTTTATAGGAATTTTTATATCTTCTATAATAATTTTATTTTTAGTTAATTTTGGTGATTTTGCAATTGGTTCATATTCTGAACCAACTTGTGATAATTTTAATGCTTTATATAATTTATAAGTATCTGAATTTTTAGATTTTGTAATATAATAAGAATCATTTCCATCTTGTGCTAATGCGATATACCATCCATCAAGTTCATAAGGATGTGTTTTCAATTCAACTCTATTAGATAAAATGATATTTTTATTACCAATTGTAATTTTATCACCCTTACCTAATCTATCAAATGATTTGATGTTATCTGTTTTGGACTTTTTTAGTGATTTAAGTTTAGATAAATTACCCTCATTAAATTGTTTAAATGATTTCATATCCATTCTTTTTTACCTAATGCTAAAAATAATTCTTCTAATGGGGTTTTTAATTCTTTATTAATTTTATTAGAATTTGTATTTAATTCTTTAATCCATTCCTTATCATCAGGAAAGGTTTTATAAATTTCAATAATTGTTTCAGATTTATCACCATTAATGAAACGATTTGATAATTTTTCAATTAATATAATGTCTTTGGTATATTTCTTGATTTGTTTTTCCCAACCATTAAATATCATTTCATTAATGGTTGCACCACCTTTTGAATTACTCAATTTCATGATCGTTGTTAATTGATCAATATAATCATTTGGTGAATCTTCAAGTTGTATGATTTTCTTTAAATCTCTAAATGTAAAATTGACAGCATAGACATTCTTTGCCTCCAATACTGGAGCTTTTTTACTGTAATCATTTAAGAATTGTTTAAATTTTTTCATCTAATATACATATTTAACTCAAAAGTGTTTCGTTTTGTTTCACGATTATAAACTTGGAAATGAATAGCCTTACGTTGCTTTTTACCATCCTTATATAACGACATGGTATATCGGTTAGTTTTTCCACCAGAAGGTTTTTTTGGACCAAACCCTACGGTTTCAGCCATTTCTTCATCATCCAACGTATAACCATTTTTAACAACATATGATTCCATTTCTTGAACGGCACTTGTTAATGAATCATGATAAATTTCATATTTACCACTATTTGCTTCGTTTAAATATTCTTTATATTTACTCATTTGATTTTCCTTTGGATCGAACTTAATTCGTTTATGATTTTTTCTAATTTAGATGTAATGGAAGAATCCGTTATTCTTGTATTAGTTAATGATAATATATCAATCGCTTCACCAACCATCCCATTTTCTTTAGATGATTCATTTAAATATTTTTCATTCCAAATACTTAATAATGCTTCATCTTTACTTTTAAATATTTCACTAAGATCACCGTTTTCATTTTCATATGACCATATTTCTTTTGTCATATTATGGATCAATTTATAATCAACAGGAATTTTATTTTCCTTTACCATTTTTTCGGCAGGATCTTCAATGTTATCTAAAAATTGATCGTATTTGTTATTCTTCTTCGACATAACCGTTAATATCCCCAAATGATTGCAATGATGTAATTAAAGATGAATGATCATTTGCATTACCATTAATGATAACATAATCTCTACCTTTTTCAATTACTTTTAAACTTTTTCTATGTTTAGTTGAATTTGATATAAAATCAACATTTCCCTTTGATACATATTTAAATCTATATTCACCAACCGGAACTTTACCAGACCTTAATTTATTGGCAAATCCTTCTGATAATTTGTTAAATTCTTTATATGATTTCATTTTTACACCTTTAATTTTTGTGTTCTTGTTAGAAAATTCTTTTTTCTCATAACCGTTTTTGGTATCAATACCAGTTGTCCGGTAACATTATCAAAGTCTATTAAAAATGGAACATTAATATTATTCATATGATCAAATATAACAGCTTCATGACCCTTTGACATATGAGCTATTTTAGCCCCATACTTTTTAAATGTGGCATTAAATAAATGTATCATTTCAGCTTCGGTAATTTCACGACCATTTCTTGCATCATTCAATCTATCAAAGAAATGACCCCTTAACTTAACATCAATGTTTAATGATGAAAAAATATCATCAGCATGTTGCTCAACTGATTTCATTTGAGCAAATGACATTTCAGATAACTGTTCTGTTTGGGACATTTTTAAAATTGCACTTTTAGCAAATTTTTTCATTTGAGCTAAACCATTTATCTCGGTATTTTCTTTAAGTAATAATACAAAACTTTCGGTCATTGGTTTCTTTTGTGATTTAACATCCAACCACTTTTTAAAAGTATCAATATCCATTTCTATAATATCTTTCTCATAGTTAGACCAACCCTTATCGTATGCAGATAGATAACCTTTTTCTGCATCCTTTTTGTCAGTAAAACCCATCATTACTTTATGTTCATCAAACTTTCCTTTATCATCAGTTTGATTAATTGTAAAGATACGTTCACTCTTTTTATCGGGACCAACAAACACATCAACAGCATCACCATCAGCACCATTGGTTCTTTTAATATAACCATAATCAAACGGCATTTTTACAGACCATTCTTTACCATCGGGATCAGTACCAGAACGAACTGACCCTTTACGATTTTCAATTGCTATATCACAAGTACAAAATCGCATATGTTTTTTCTTATAATTCCCAGCTTTTATCTGAGCTTCGGATGGTTGTTCTTTTAAAAATGCTTTAAATTTTTTCATATATCTATATCACTCATTTTTTATATTCCCTTTCAAGAGCTTCTGATACTGTAATTATACCACTTAAATGACTATCAAGTTGATCTAAATAATTATATTTTGATGAACTATCATCAACAAAATCCATTTCTTTTGTCAATACATTTTCGTTTAATTCTTTAAAACTTTTCATTATAGTTTCTGCTTAATGTTATTTAAATATTCTTTATATGCTTTATCGGCAGTTTTTTCATCACCAAAACTACGCTCCCAAAATAAATTAAATCCATGAAGTACAAATGGATCATTTCCACGAAAAGCAATATTATATTTTGTCATAATCTTTTTCATTTCAGAATAGGCAACAGTTTCAATCGTTTTGATTTCTTCATCAGATAATCCATAAGATTTTAATCGTTTAATCGCATCTTTTTTATCCATAAAAAATAAATTATTATTTGTTTTATCGAATTTATTTTGAAATAATTTCTTAATTTTATTCAATATTGGTTCTTTTGTTACTGCACGTTGTAATGTTATTTCAGTTAATAGATCTTTAAATTTTTTCATTGTTCCCAATCTCCGGTTGAACGTTTGTTGTAATATCCAATTTTTATATTATTGAATAATTTTTTTAAATGTTTGTTGGTTCTAACTTGTTCAGCAACCATTTCACGATGATCACCCCAATATGATTTATTTATAAAATCTGTAATAGTAATTACACCAGTATTTCCAGCAAATTCAATATAAGCAGGAATAAATTTATCATTCAATTTTAATGCTTTATGTGCTTGTGCATGAATTGCTTTTGACCATGCATAAACATCACCATTATCCATCAATAATACTCTAAAACTATCAAAATCTTGTTTTGCTAATTCCATTATTTCTTTTCTTGATGGATTTTTAAAGATATTTAATGGATCTTTTAAACTTGGTATCTTATATGTTTGATACCATTCTTCTTTTAAATATTCTTTAAACTTTTTCATATGATTCGTTTCGTGTATTACTAGTATGATCATCTGAAAATTCTAACGCTAGTGGTAATAATTCAATTGCAGGTAAATCAACAATAATGGTATTAAATTTCATTTTAGGATTTATTAATAACCCTGTAAGCATCCTATGATGTCCATCAATAAGATAATTATCTCTCGATAATACACTAACAGTTTTAGAATCAGTTAAGAAGTTTTTAGAATCTTGAACACTAAATTTAGCAATAATATCAATAGATTTATTTAAATAAATTTGTTTTTGAATTGGATGAAATTTACTAACTTCCTGTTTCTTTAATTTAAATTTAACACCTTTTTCTTTAAGAAATACTTTGAAATCAGCAATATCTTTTCTTGAAATTACAGGCATATCTTTTCTTAATGTTCTACCCGTACTCGCTTTCATTTGAGCTATTTCAAAGTTCTTATCAAAGTTTGGTATTTCTTCATATAAGTCTTTACCATATTCACGGAATTGACTTTGTGAATATTCAATAGCATCTGATAATGAATACTTTGAAATTTCTACATTTCTACCTGATTTATTAAATTGTTTAAATGTTTTCATAAGTTCCTAAGTTGTTGATATTTTGAATATTTGAAATCTTCAACACTTTCAACCATAATAGGATTATAACCGGATATGTTATCAGATTCATTCAAATGTTTTTCATAATATAAATCATTAACATCATATGTGCTTACTACTTCACTGTTAGTAACAATTTTGACAGGCATAAATTTACCTGCATTTTTTACATCTTTGGCATCACCAGCCCAAACAGATAATGCTTTTTTTAATTTTCGATCATATTTATTAGCATTGACTAACCAAAATCTATTTGGAACCAATCTGATACGAACAAATCCATCCTTGATAACTTCCAACATGATTTGTTCACGGGCTTTACCTTCAAGACTCATTGGCTCACCAAATTTTTCATAGACATTACGAATATAACGTTCTGTCAATCCAAACGATTTTGGTGATTTAATAATCTGATTAATGTGTGTTCCCATTCCAATATCAAGGATTTTGCCCCTTGGATTGATCCAGTAAGCATTTTGTTGCATTTTACTTAACCTTTTTTCATTTTATTGATGAAATTTTGAAATGATTCCGCTTCCGATACTTCCATTTTGTGTTCCATTTTCTTGAAATGAGCATTTAAAACTTTCATAGCTTCTGATTTAGCCCATTTTTCACTTTCTGTTAGAACTTCTCTTTGTTCTTCCAAAAACTCTTTATAATTCTTTTTCATTTGTTTTTTCCTTAATTTATAATGGTATTCCGTAAAGAATATAATCACCTGATTTACTTCGTTGAACATTTAAACCGGAATAATATACCTTTAATTTCTTTTTTTGATTCTTTGCTACATCTTCTGTATGATAAACACCAACAATACCTCTGTTGATATTAAGATATTCTTCATATGATATCATTAATATTCTCCTTTATCCCCTCAGTTTAACATATTTTACATATTAAAGCAATTATTTATTAATTAGTTCCAATTAACTGATTTCTGCTTCAAGTTGACTAATACCTTTATTAAATACTGCCACACGGGTTTTATCAACCACATGACCAATATTTTGTTTAATTGTCTGAAAAGCACCTTTAATTTTCGCAACGATACCATCCTTACCACGAATAACGTTTTCTAAATTTGCCCCAATATGCCAACCCGTCCAAGCATCGATCATATGAATTGGTCCGGTAATTAAGTGTTGTGTAGCCATGTCAAGTTTTAATACAAAATCCAAAACATCTTCTTTTTTAACACTTCGAGCAAGTTCTTTAACTGTTTCAGAATCACCACGGATACCAGCTAAAACCATTTTACCCACACCTTTACCTGCACTCATTATATAAGAGATAATACCCTTACCCTTATGTGTGTGTAATCCAACCTTTTTTAAACCCTTACTAAGCAAACCATCGACATTTTTGGCAACGGTACGAACATCCATTTTAAGAACATCCATAATACCTTCATTTAAGATATGATCACAATCAGCATCAAATGCTTCATATAATTGAGTTTGATCTGCCCCACGAATAGCAATGATTGACATAATATCTTCAATTAATACTTCACTTGGCTTATTTAATTCTTCTTGTAATGCTTTATAACTTTTCATTAATCTTTTCCCTTTTCATCCCACCAATCAGTTAATGTGATATAGTTTTTTTGTTCTTGTTTAGATAAATTTGAAGATTGATCTCCACGCTTATCAACTAATCTATTTAATTCTTTTTTCCGACTTTCGTAATCCGGAAATTTTTTGAAAACTTGATTTACGCCTTCAATAAGATATTCTCTGTATTTTGTAATCATAATACTTCCTGTATTTTACTGTATTTATTAAATTGCTTAAATGACATTTTATAATCACATTTTTCTGCTATTTTAAAAATATGATGTTTTATTTTGTGCATAGTGGATTGATCTTTGAAGTTGGATTTTTTAAGTCCTGTATAGATAATACTCATAGTAAGATTATATGCAGTTACAGGAAAATAAGCTATAACAGAAATACCGGATAAACCAACCGCTAAAAATGCTATTGTTTTTAAACCAGTAGGGGATGTAAATAGATCGGCTAATGAATAATTGCCAGCTAATGCATCTAATAGAGAAGATTGATCAATGTCAAAATCAAGACTTGCTCCCGTAAATGACATATTTAACCATATCCACAATAAAATTCCAGCAACAGCAATTCCACCTATTTTATTAAGAATGGGATATTTGTTGATAAATTCATCAACAGTCATAACACCACTATGAATTTTTTGTAATATTTTATGATTGTGGATTTCTTTGAATATTTTATTTAAACCACCATTTAATGCTTTTTGTCCTGCTTTAAGCATCATCAGTAATTTCTTAATACTAAACCCAACTTTCTTCAATACTGAAAAAATTTCTCTATTTTTAAATGCTTTAATTATATCACGGGTTTCAAGTTTAGTAGAATCAACAAGTTCACCCATAGTTTTTTTAGCAGTTGATATAAATTTACCAACCTTACCAGTTAAACCCGACAATGAATCTAAGATACCCTCATTTAATTGACCATTTTCGTCAAGCAATGCAATTTCATTTAAAGCATCCACATATTCATCATATGTGATATTGTTATATTTCATTCAAACTATCCTATTTTATAGTATTTATAATTTGAAAATTACCATCCTTTATGAGTATAATTTACTAAATTTCCTTCCCATGCAGGATAGATTGCATGTTTTGGATCAACATCAAAACATCTATTAATACAATATCGGGCATGTCTTGCCAATCTATTCAAAGATGAATCTTCATCTTCTGCTTCGGCTAAATCACATTCTTCTTGATTACATTTTTTAATCATTGTCCAAGATGTGTACATGGTATCACTATCATTAATGGAAATCATATTATTTTTAAATTTCATAACAAAAAAACGACATTGATCATTCCATCTTGGTACACACCATTTAAAACTATTTTCCACTTTTGGAATATTTTTATCTTTTTCGGGATCACCTGTAATTTGACTTTCATATTTTGGACAGAAATTACCCTGTTGTTTCAAGGGATCATGAAATGATATTTGTTGTTTACCAGCAGATTTTGGTGGATTATCTTCCTCCCATGCTTGGATAGCTTGTTGTTCACAATCCCATATTGGTTCTTTTGTTGTTGGTTGTCTCCAAAATCTTTGAGATTTAACATCAAAAATCATATACCAATATTGCCACTTAGTACAATTACCATCATATTCAAAATTTACACAAGGATTACATGGATTACAAATTTCACGTTCATCAATTAGTTTACCCTGTTTATCTTTTTCACAATGGAAACATTCTGTATATGGATCAAGACCATACATTTCAATATATTCTTCTGTTGAAGGATATTGTTTCCAACAATTAATCCATGCCTTAGCAACTATATCAGAAAATCTATTATCTTCAATATGTTCCCCACTTTTAATACACAAATGTTGAATTTTACTATAATAAAGAATATCTTGCTGAATACGCATACACTCTAAACGTTTTTCATTATATTCTTCTATTACTTCTGGTGGATGTTGGGCAGGGGGTTCTAATGGTGGTGGTGCAATATGCTTACACTTTTCATATGCAATTTTCTTATCTTCATCAGATATATCTTTATCCCAAAAATCAAAGAATCCCATTTAAATAGTCTCAGTTGAATTAAATTTTAAAATCATCGAATTTCCCCTTATGTTTTTGCTTTGTATCTTCTTTAATAACATCATCAAATTGAGCAGTATCATCAACATCATACCAACTCATTGTATTAATGTTAGAACCAATTACAAATTTCTCATAATAGCCCTTATTGCCATATCTTGATTTTAATTGTTTGATCATTAATTGACCCAAAGCATCCAATTCTTCTGTTCTGATTAATGCCAACATAAAATCAGCAGTTGCAGGTAAACCAAATGATTCACTCGTATCAGTTAAATCAACATCTGGATTATTAGCACCGCCTCGATTTGATTGAGTAGCAGTCCATAAAACTGTATTTGTTTCTACTGCCAATGCTCTAAATTCTTCGGCAATGGCTTTAATGTAAAAATATGATCCGGTATTAGCTAACTTGACCCTACTACTTGCCATAATATTTATATAATCTATCATTATAATATCTGGCGTGAAATTCATCTTCAATTGCCATTCTTGTAATAATGTCTTAATATGACCTGTATGAGCTGTACTTGTAGGATATTCGTGTATTTTTAATCGACCCTTTGTTTTATTCTTAATGGCATTAATTTTATTCATGAAGATATCGAAATCCATATCTTCTACATCATTCACATTAACTTGAAATTCATTAGCATCAACACGATTACCAATTGCTTCTTCACTCATTTCCGCTGTGATATATGCAACATTATAACCAAGATTCATATATGCAGTTGCCATATGTACTAATCCCAATGTATTATGAGTAACAATAAAATCCTTTGTTAAATATAAATGATCTTTTGCTTCAACTTTAATACACATACATTCTTCTTTGTGTATTTTCTTTATTGATTCAATTTTTAGTTTTGGAATTTTTATTCTATTATTAAATATTTCCACATTCTTTTTATTTGGACTAATATTTAATCCATTTTCAGGATTAATTTTAATCATTATATCATAAGATGGTAATCCTTTTTTTCCATTACAATATGTTTGTTTATCTTTACTTGTGGCAATCCCACCTAAACTTCTTACAAGATCAATTACATCATTTTTAAGTTGTTCACTTGTAGTATAATATTGTAATGTTCCATGTTTACCACAATATCCATCAGAATCAATCAATCCTGTCAATAAATCCCATCTGTTTTGAATTGTAGAATTCATCATTTCTTTTGGAATAAACTTTTTATCTGATTTCACTTTAAATAAATTATATTGTTTTAACTCTGTTAAATATTCATTTTCACCAGTGAACCTAGACTTAATTATATAATCGTATTTTGATTTATATTTGATATCCATATCATCAATATCAATGATATTTTTTATTTTTTCAATAATATGGTTATCATTAGATGATATTCCAATAGATTCAGCCATTGTAGTACCATCACCCAAATAAACACCCATTAAATATGGATCTATATTAAAATTATATTCTTTATTGAAATTAATTGGTTTAGATAATGGTATCCATAATCTTTTACTGTAATATTTTAAATCCATCAACCTAAATATTTCATTAGAATCAATTGTAATTTGTTCTTTATTATCGCCTTTATATACATTCCAAAGATGTTCATATGAACATTGTGTTGATCTACCATCTTTGAATGTTATTTCATATAATGGTAATTCTCCCTGGGGATATGTATTGATAATTTTAGTTGGATTTCCATCACTACCATAAACATAATCATTAACTTTTAAATCACCAAACATTTTAATTCCAGTTGGAGTTAATAATTTAGTAAAAATACTTTCAGCTTTACCTACATTAGTGGTTCCTAATAGAACATTTAAAGTTTTTCTTGGACAACCACCATTGGTAATTTTATTCAACATTTCAATGTCAAATTCGATTCTTGGATGATCTAAATTATAAAATTCAAAACGCTTTTCAGCATCTTCTAAATAATCATGACCTAACTTAACATCAAATGAAATTGATAAGGCTTTTTTAAGAATATCGGGAATAGCGTGTTTAGTGTGTTTTTCATCAACACCATCAATAATGTCAATTGAATTTTGAATAGCATTATAAATAGCACGTTCTTGACAAAAACCCTCGGTTGTATTTACTAACCATTCAATATTGGGTTCTTCATCCTGTTCAAGATCACCCAAACTTTCCAATGTGTTTTCAAGGGTATCATCACGAATTTCTTCTATTTCTGCTATTTCGTGAGCAAGAGTTTCAGCCGTTGGTTTTGTATTATACTTTGCGTAGTATCTGACATATTGCTCAAAGATTAATTTATTTTCTTCATATTGAAAATATGATAATTTTAGGAAGGGTAATGCTCTTTTTATAAATTCATCATTATGTATTAAATTGGTAAGTATTAGTTCTTCTGACATCCATATCTCTCATTATTTCGGGTATAGTAATCCCCTATACATTATTATGTAAATCGGTTGATAAATTTAATTAATTGTTAAAACAGTTGAGTAATTAGTATCGGTCTATATGTCTTATAATCATATACATTTTTCATTTCAGGTAAATTATCACCAAATGATATGTTTATTTTACCCAAATTCCATATGTTTGTACTTAAAACAGCCATACCGCTTACTTTTTTCATTTTAATCTTAGTGGTTTTCATATTAGTCCATATATGATTACAACATTAATTAGATAGCATTGTAGCATACTATCCATTTTTTTACAAGCACTATTAATTAAATTTCGTATATTAACCCATCATTATATTCCTTATTTTCATCGTTATATCCTTTTGGATTGCAAATTACATCACATTCACCAATTTTATATTGACATGAATCGTGTCCATGTCCATGTACCCACAATTTCAACTTTTTTCCAGCATCTAAAATTAAATTGTCAAGGTGGTTCATGAAGTATTTATTCATTGGAGAATTTTCAAATCTTGGAGCACATGACTTATAACTTGGTGCATGGTGAGTAATAACCACATCAAATTGGTCAATCATTTTCGATAAATGATTGACTTGGCAATTATGTTCTTCAATATAAAAATCATCAGGAAAATCAACAACATTGAAATCATTTAACCAATATACGGGATCTTTATAAGCACTTGTCCATAATGTACCACCATAGATAGTAACTCCATCATAATTAATTGCCACATCATCTAATAATTGAACATTACTATAATCTGTACACAATTCAAACAACTCGTTTTTACGGGCTTCAACGTTATGACCATAGTATTCGTGGTTCCCATAGATAATAATAATCTGTTTGAATCTGTACACAACGTCAAGTAGGAATTCATCAAATAGGTCGATGTTTGATGCAATATCACCAGCTAATATAAGAACTTGTTTATCTTCATCCGGTAATATTGACAATTCTTTATATTCAATATCTAAATGTAAATCACTCACTATTCTTAATAACATTATTTTATTTTATCCATATATAATTTAACTTTTGCCTGAACAACTTCAAAAATTTCATTATAAATTAATTTAACTGGAGCATTATAAGAGTTTTCTATGATAAGTGGTAAATAATCATGTTTATATTGACCATCTACAATTGAAATCACCAGATCCAATAGGGTAAAAGTTACACCTTCATTTTCACCTGCATGAATAACATAAAATATTTCATCATCTTCACGATAAATCATATCACATGTTTCAGTTAAATGTATTACTTTCAGATTCATTGTAAACACACCTTGATTTTATCCTTTTTAATTGGATCAGCCCACACAACATCAACAATTAAAAATGTATATGCTCCCCACATTACCGTTGGTATGCCACGATCATTTTTATATGATTCGAAAACTTCTTCTGGTGTATAATCTGTATCAATAAATCCTGTATCACCACAAAGATGATCACCATCCCAATGTTCAACTTTCATTGTTATCTCTCCCAATAGATTCTAAATTTTCAATTGCTTCTGCCAATGACCACGGATATAAATTATGGTTATCAACACCAACATTAAATCGACCAACTTCATCATATTCATTAGAATGAGTATGTCCAAAGAAATGAAATGAACCATAGCTCTTTCTATTCCAACGTTCCATAGGATAATGAAATAATGTAATTGGAGGAATTTTAAAGCCATATTGCTTTACTTTAAGTTCATGATACTGAAACATCCAATCAAAATATTCTTTGACAGAATCATGTCTCATTTGTCGATCATGATTACCAAAAACAAAATGCTTTCTACCATTTAATCTTTTTAAAATTTCAATAATATTATTATTTCCGGTCATAGCAAAATCACCAAGATAATAAATATCATCTTTATCTTTAACAACTTCATTATGTCGTTCAATAATAACTTCATTCATTTCCAAAACATCATCAAATGGTCTTTCTTCCTTTTGATATTTTAAAATGTTTTTATGATAAAAATGATTATCACTTGTAATATATGCTTCTCTCATTATTCTTTATCTATCCAACGTCTGATTGTTGCCCTTGCATAATCAACCCCATCTTTACGGAAAAATGATGTTTGTGAACCAAAATAATTATCACATGTCCAACCTTCCGGAGTATATTCTTTTACTTTTTCAATTGCTAATTCATTTCTCTCATTTGAATATGTTTTATCAAATGGAAATTCAATTGTATCATTTTCCCGTTTTTTACCAACACGTTCTAAATTTTTTACATTTAATTCACAATCAATTTCCGATTGACCCGTAATTAACTTAGTAAAAGATTTGTAATCTATATTAACTTCACAAAATCTTTCACCTGAATCACGATCTCTGATTGAAATTACAATATTTTCCCTACCATCACCATAACTCGGTCTGGAAATTGTTATATTACCTTTCATTCTTCTATCCTTTAAAATTTATAATCATAGTATATCATATACAATGATAATTAATATATCCCATTGTGGATACTTATGTATAAAAATATATATCTGGTCTTGGAATATACCGTATTTTATTTTCCGGTTTTTTCCAATACTTTGTAAAATCCCAACCCAATTGATTATCTTTCCATTCTTCTTTTACACCATCTGCACCACTGATCCAAAATACATCTAATATACTAACCAAGAACATTATATATGAAAGTGGATGATATTTATTAAAAATAAATGAAACCCCATCACCATCACGGAAAACTTCAATAATATATAATCGCCACACCCATTCCCCAAATGAACTCATTCTATTAATAAAATAACTATCATCTTTTTCTTTTCTCATGTTTCTTCTCCATCGAAGTATGCCTGAACATACATTGCTTTATCGAAATTATCCAACGTTTTAAAATGATCTAAATTTTCATTTAAATAATCCACAATTGGATAAAATTCTTCATCAATTCGTGCTTTACATTTTTGTGGATTTGATAACAATAATTCAACATTATCATTATTCAATTTAGCCAAAAATTTTGATGTTAAATAATATGGGGATTTCATTTTAACTTGTCGGGTTCTATCCAAACTTGTCACAACAAAACCTTCACGCTTATATGTTTTCAAAATTGATTCAAGTTCACCAAACTTATACATCCAATGTTTAGGTAATTTAAAGCTATCATTGAAATTATCTTCATTACGATATTGTGTTGTCAATCTCAAACAAGCTATTTCACTTGACCCCAAACCAATATTAGGTGTATCCCATTTTTTCAGTCTAACATCCAATAAATAAACACCCAAATCTTCTTCAATGATATGTCTATCTTCTTTTGTACAAACTTCAAAGATGAAAGTATAATCTGAATGGTCTTTAAATAGAGTTTCATTCGTGACCTTCATTACTTCTTCTCTTGCAACCTTTGCAAAATCTGAATCAGTTGTACCAGTTGTGGAAACCAAAACCATATCATTGTGCCAAGTAACCGCACACATAAAGCCATTGATTTTATCAGCAACTAAAACAATTTCATCATCATCAAATTTTGGTGCAAACTTTTCATTATGATTGAAGATTTTTGTATATGGTCTTGATACGATGTTTAAATCTTTATCGACCAAAGTTCCACGACATTCAATTAACGAATCATCTTTATCCCACCAATAATTATAAAATACTTTTGGAGTATATTTCAACACAAATACATTATCATATGGTGTTGGCTTCAATTTCACCATCTTTCTATTATTTTCAATAAATTCCTTTGTTGGAATTTTCATAAGTTTAAATCCTAATGTAATATAAATAACTGCATGGAAACACCACAATTTATTTATGTTTTTAATAAATATTATTTATTGTATTATAATATAAGAAATTAGATACCATGTCAAGTATATTAGTTAATATTAATTCTTTTCTGTTCATTTCCAATCTCACTTTTATGTCGTTTACATGAATCACATTTTTTACATGCTTTACCATCAACCGGAGTTTCACAATAAAACGTTAATTTTTCTATTTTTTTAATATATTTGGATACATTTTTATTGTAAAAATTTTCCGTATCATACCATTTTAAAACATCTTTTTTAGTACACCACTCAAAAGGATATACCAATTTTGATGTGTTTTTATGTACAGTTAATTTTACGGATGAATTATATAACTCAATAAATTCATTTTTAAAATGCCAAAAATCATCATATTTCACATAACCAAAAACAACTCGATCATATTTACTTAAATCAACTTTCAATATTAAAAATTGTATCCATAGGTATGCTTGTTGAAGATGTAAATATACCCGATTATCAAATTTAGTATATAAATTATAAACAACATCATTTCCCAAAGTTCCTGACATTTCAGGATCTTTTGTTATTTTGGATACATACTTTAAAATCTTTTTACGATTTTTCAATTCAATTGATTGAGCACCTGTATTATTTGGCAATTCAAAATAACAAGTATCAACATGATAACCATTCTGTAACTCATTCAATAATAAAGCAGTTGAATCAAATCCACCACTATAACAAATTAAGGTTTTCATTATCTATCCATTTTAAGTTTCAATAAACGTTTAAATTCTTTTCGCAACATTTCCAAATCATCCATAGATGTATTATAACATCTTTCGAGAGTTTCAACATTCCATCTAAATGAAATAATTGATTTATATTCTTCAATGAAAGTTTTATTTATTTTCACATAAGCAAAAAATGATACATATGCAGACGTAACCGCTATTGCAACATCCAATAATAATGGTTCTGTATTTTCATTAATTTGTTGCAATTTAAAATAACCATCAGATAATGACAAATATGGATAAAAATTACCCTTTTCATCTAATAATTTATTTAACCAAAAATGACTATTTGTGATTTCATTATCACTCAATTCATAAATATCATCCAATTCAGCAAGAGCATCCTTATATATATTGCTATAAGAATCCATACCACGAATCATTTTTTGAGTTTCTTGAACTTTGCGTTCAAGTTTATAATCAACAAAATAATCTTTAATATCATCTAATGTGGTTTCTTCTTTATAATATTCTATCCAAGGGATAGTCCGTCCATAATTAACGACTTCAACTGGATTACCATTACTAATCTCAATACCATTGCCATTAGTAAAAAATAATTGTCTGAAAAAATCAATTGGATGTTGATTAATCAAAGCATATTCAACACAACTTTCATTTCTTTTTTGTAATAGATATGACATTTTTATGGCTCCAATATTTGTTTGATTATTTGTTCAATTTCATCATGTGTTAAAGAATCTTTAACATCAACATTATTTACATAATAATGTTGATAATTAGTTTCATATAAATCATTTAATTTTTTGGCAACAGATTCAAGTTGTTTTTTGTTTTTTGAAGTGCTTATAATATAAGTAAAAGTACCACAACCTTCATCAAAATTTTCACTTGTTAGTTGATATATTTTCATGATGCATACTCATACATAGATTCACCATTGCTGAATGTTGCAACTTTATTTAAAGAATTAAAATGTTTATCAATTAATTTTTTGAAGTTATCAGATACCAAATTACACCATGCATTAGCAATATTTTGTAAACTCGAATCTTCACCATAACCATCAAATTCAATTGGAGCAAGAGAAACGCTTGCTAATCCACAATATTCAGATACCACAATTTGAGCATGTTGGTTTGATAAAACAGAAGTTAATTCCCGACCAATATAATGATCATCATCTTCAAAAGATTTATATTTTGTTAAAATAACATATTTTAATGAATCCATGAAATCATTCCATTCATCGGAATCTTCCATATAACTCACATCAATATAACAGACAACACTAGCATTATTAGGATAACTGACAGAACGACTCATAATATTTTCCTTTTGGAATGTTTTCTACAATACAGATATTATCACACAATGGGATACATTGGTATATATCCCATTGTGGATATATTTACAATCTTGGATGTTTATGATTACTTTCATTAACAACGGTTTTCTTTTTCATAGTCTTATTAATAACAATAGCAAGAATAATTGGCACAAATACACCGGTCCACCACCATTGGAAATCCTGACCAAAATACCAAGGAATTTCAGGTTGTCCATGTTGTAATATTATTTGCTCTTGTTGGTGCTGTTCTTTTCCATAATAGGTTTCTTCTGGTTCATACATATTATTTTATCTCATATTAATTAATATTGCCTTTGGGCTTGTTTAAGTACTTGACTTCTTGGATGATCTCGTTTCATTTGAAGCATTTGATTGTGAATCATTTGATTAACTTGATGATCATTAATTTTAGTTGGATCGAATGATACTGAGAATGAACAATCATAGTATTTATGTCGTGAAACATCAATTCCATTTTTCCAACCCTGAACCACCGGAGCAACTGCCGTAAATTTTATTTCAATCATTTTATCCTTAAACCTATTTATTAATTAATAATTTGCTTATTCCATGAAGCAACAGTATTTTCAACAATCTTATATCTGTCTTGATCATTGAATTTAATTTCATCACGCCATTGGTTATTTGTCCATGCTGATTTAGCATGATTTATTTTAAACCAAACACCCTTGTTTTGATTTGTATGCCAATTTTCATTAGATTTTGTATCCAAAATTGTATATAAGGTAAGTGGTAATTCTACTAATCGCTTCATTTGTCCCACTCTAATCTAATTTTATCGTTTATATAAGGTATAGTAAATCCAGTTTCGGCTGGACTCCATGAACCATCACCGAATACTTCATTCCAATCTTTTTCACGCTGTTCATATTGGATTATTGCACTTTCATATTCTTCTTTGGTAATTTTATCATCATCATAATCATCAATATACCAAGGATCTGACTGATCTTGATAATGATAATCTTCAATTTTATTGAAATTGAGCATCAAATTGAATGTAGGTAAATTTACACTATATCTCAATCTATAACGCCACTCTTGAAATAAAATATCACCATTTTGCAACGGATAAATTACAATAGAATCATCTTCATAAAATTCAATGCATTTTTTTCTAAAATTAAATGGTATATCTAAAATCGTTTTTTGTACTTCTTCTGTATATTCTTTTCTTAATTCTTTAATAATAAGACTAAGATACGGCATCCCCATTTTACAGATATAAGCATTGTATATTTTTGTACTCATTTTATATATTTTCTCCATTGTTTAAAACATTCTTTCATTGATGCACAAAATAATACTTCTACATTTTTTAATTCAAAAACAATAAAAGTATCAATTTCTGGTTTCTTACCCTGCCCGATATCAAAATATGATGTACATTCACAGTGTTTTGCGTTTGGCATTGATGATACGTTTGCCAAAAATAAATGTAAATTCTTAGATTTTGAATATTTAAATTCACCAATATCAACTAATGTATGATCTGAAAAATCTAATCCAAATTCTTCATGAGTTTCACGGATAGCAGTATCGTATGGATTTTCACCATCTTCAACCATCCCCTTTGGAATATCCCAAAAATTATTACCAGTTGAATGACCTAATAAAATTTCTTTACCATCTGTTATGATGATCCCAGCACTTACTTTTTTCATATAAAAATCCACACAATGATCAAAGTTCCAATAACACCCAATAAAACCACATACTTAAATTCTTGCCTAAGCATATTACGAATTTTATTTTTTTCCCATCCACCAAAATTGGTCAATTCATTTTCAATATTAATACTCATTATTTATCACCCGATTTTTTGACTTTAAATATAACTTGTATAAGATTATTATCTTTACCTATAAAGATCTCATATAAATTTATAATAAAAAATACATACATCTTGTAAATTTTCCAACAAAAAATCAAGTGAATTGTTTAATTCTGATTTATAACCTTTACCTAAATGTTTATAGTAATGTTATCATCTGTAATTGCTATATCTTTAACACCAGCACTACCCAACCAAAATAAAACATTATTTGATAGGTTTACATAATCAATCGTTTTCATTTGTTTCACCTATTGGGTTATTAATAATCCAATTATTATAAAATCGTTCATTGCCTGTAACTTCTTTGCCAATAAAATTAGGCAAATCAAGAAATTCATCTTCTGAATCTAATTCAACTTCACAAAATATCAAACCCTTATTGTCTCCAAGAAATTCATCAATTTCCCAAATTTTACCACAAATAAAAACAGAATATCTTGTTTTCCACAATTCACGATCACACAATGTTAATAACATATTGATAGCATCTACATATGGAATAGTATATTCATATTCATCAACACCCAATTCACCATCAGTAGGATTCCCCTTGATGGTGAGTTTACCGATATTATTGAATGTTCTAACACGAACAACAGGATCAGATAATTTCAAATATCCTTGTCGAATTAGATTTTTATCAACCGCATATTTTTTAATTCGATCTTTCCAATCATTTGTTAATAAAAATTTTCTTTCAATTTCCCTTTGCATTATTTGCCCCATTAATTATCTTGTTAATTTGAAGTTTAACCATATAAGCACATGCATCAAATCCATCATCAAATTGATCACACATACAATCATCATCATTGACAGATTCAATTAATTCATCAATAAACGCTAATATCTGTTTATTGATTTCATTTTCGTTTCTCCAACGATTTACAGCACTAAGGAATTGCTTATCACTTTCAGTAATACTAAATTTATTAGTCATAATTCAATCCTTAACTCTAACAACAATTGTTTGTTTCCAACCATTATATTCATCAAACTTTTTAACGGTTGCTTTGATGGTGAATTCATCACCAATTTCACGATCTAATGAAGTACCATTTGCAAACCAAACGATTGTTTCACCTGTATCTTTACGGAATTTATGAACATAAATTGTTCCATAAAAACCGGAAGTAGTAATCAGTGATTCCAAAGTAACATTGAAATCTTGACGCTTTTTAACTTCACCAACGGTAGCATTAACACGCTTAATTTTTTCATCGACTGCTTTCTTAGCTTCACGGTCAAGATGCTTTAAATAGCCTGATACTGCCCCTGCAATGTATGAAAAGAACTTAGCTCGAACTTTACCAAGTTCTAACAGTTGCTTGATAGTGATAACAAAATTATTATCGCCTGACTGTTCATTGAAATATTCAATCATGCCTTTGGCAATAGCTTTATTTTCATCAGTAATTTTCCAATAACCTAACCAATCATTATCACGTTTACCAAAAAAGAAATCATTGACATCTGAAACGGTAGGTGTTTTGTCATAATCATAACCACCCGAACCAACGAAACCATTTAATTCAATTGACAATGCAGAAGCAGAAGCAATTTTTTCAATGTCATAATAAAATTCAGAACCACCACCAATTGAAAATTCATCTTTCAGTTGTTCATCTAAGGTACGAATCCAAGTAAGCATTTGAAGCATCCATTTAGGATCACCCTTGATATAATCTTTAATACAAGATTTACCAATTTGTAAAATTTCACCCGACTCAATATTTTGAATCAAATAAGATTGAACCTTGATTTTGTTATGACCACAATGATCACATGTTGGTTTACGATCACGATATTTTGAAACATCAATTTCATCATAAATGGCAACGATATTAACACCATCACGATGATCAATTTTAGCAATACATTTCCAACCATTAATTGCAGGATATTCACCTGCAATTGAAACCGGATAAGATTTGGTATATGAAACATTACCAAAATGGTCTTTTTGTTTAGTTTCGATAACATCACCAATAGTTAAAACCATTGGAACCAAACCATTTTTTACCGCTTTTTTGTTGACTTGATCCACTTTCTTTTTGAGAATATCAATATTTTCAGAAGGTATTTCAATCACATCAGTATTAAAATCGGTCATTTTCTTTTCCTTTTGGAAGTTTTTCTAAATGGGGATTTCCCCGACCACATGTATATTATCCGATAATTAGATTAAAATGTATATATCCCATTGTGGGTGTATTATTTTCTATCAGGTAAGGATTGTAATACTTTGGATGTTTGTTTTTTACTATTCCCCGTATGTTTCTGATAATATGCAATTAAGAATCCCTTTTCAGAATCAAAACTATCGTTATCAGAACATTTAACGATAGTTTTTGTATTATCTTCCCAAAAAACTATTGTCGCATTTCCAGAAAAAATTACTTTATTGTGTTTCATTTTAGTCTCCATTTCGTTTTCAAAATCATCTTTATAATTTTCATAAGCATCATCACAGTGATAACCCTCACATAAATTATATTGGTTTGTATTTACCGAACAAGTACCATACTCTGTTTTAGGACAATAATCACATAATGTGTCGTCCAAAGATTCCATCGTTTCCATCATATATCATCTGCATTTGCACTATAACAAGCACTACACCAATAAACATAATTGGATTTATTGTCAATTTCATAATCATATGGTATTACACCTAATTGTTTAGAAACACCAACACATTTACATGTACGAAAATACTTACTCACATGTTGCTTCTTTTTACCCTGAATATAATCAGCAATCATTTTAGGATGAACAATTAATTCATTATGTTTGCTCTTAAATCCAATTTCGGATTTTTCAATAAGTTGTTTTGGTGCAAGTTCTTCTCGAATTTCAACAAATTTCTTACCAATGTTATATTGATATTCAA